GGCAGAGCAACAGGAAGCTCTACAAACAGCAGAAGCCGCTGGTAAGGCTGCACCTGCATTGAAAGCGTTACAGTAATGCACGAGGACTATAAAATAGTATTTAACTCAGATATGGGTAAAAAAATACTACAGGATTTACGAGAGCGTTTCTATGATAGAGAAACTTTTGTAAGAGGGGAACCAGATACCACAGCATACAATCAGGGAGCTAGAGGTGTCTTGTTCTATATTTTTAGACAACTAGAAGATTTTAAACCATTAGAGGAAAAAGCGAAAGGAGAGTAAGACATGGCTGAAGAACAACAGGTAGCGGAAGCTCCGGTAGAAACTGGGCAGGCTCCGTCTGAAGATTGGAAAGCAAGTTTACCAGAAGATATAAGAGACAATCAATTAATACACAATGCAAACAGTATTGAGTCCTTAGCAAAGACTGCGATCCATGCACAAAGCATGATAGGAGCAGACAAGCTAGCAATACCCGGCAAGTGGGCAAACGATGATGACTGGAACAATGTTTATACAAAACTAGGTAAGCCTGAAGATGCACAAGGCTACAAGCTAGAAGTAAAAGAAGGTACACAAGTCGACAAGGATATGGAGAGTTGGTATCGAGGTTTAGCTCACAAGGCAGGTCTAAATGATAGACAGGCCAATACTATCTTTCAAGAATACATGGCTAAGGAAGCAGAACTTAAAGCAGCAAATGCTCCACCTTCTCCAGAAGATGTAGAGATCATCAAGGGCGAAGCAGAGATTGCCTTAAAGAAGGAATGGGGCAAAGCATTTGATACAAAGATGAATGAAGCTAAAGGAGTGCTGTCAGAGTTTGCACCCAAAGACTTTGATCAATTACTTACAAAGGATGGTGTACCACTAGGTAACGATCCTGTATTTATAAAAACACTAGCCAACATAGGAAACTATATTAACTCCAAACTAGGAGAAGATAAGATGGTTGGCAATAAGCAACAGCCACAGTATACACCGGCTGATGCAGAAAAAGAGATTGCAGCCTTGCGAGGAGATCCTCGTGATGGTGGCCCTTACTGGGATAAGAAGCATCCAGATCACATAAGAACTGTACAACAGGTACAGGAGCTTATGGAGTATATGCACCCAGAAGAGGAATAGAATTTACAGAAGAGCGTAAAGTAAGATAAGCGAAAGCCCTTACCGGTGGCACCGACAGCCAAAGGTGATTAACCTTAAATATAGAAGTGTCCTGCGAAAGCAGGGTAGCAATTTGTTTTCTTAATATTATTAACTTTTTTACAAGGAGAGCGTTATGAGTACGCAAATTACTACAGCTTTTGTAAACCAGTTTAGCAGTAATATAACCATGTTAAGTCAACAAATGGGTTCTCTACTAAGAGAAGCAGTTGATGTGGAAACTGTTACTGGTGAGAAAGCTTTTTTCGATCAGGTAGGTTCTGCTGTAGCACAGGTAAGAACTTCCCGTCATGGTGATACTCCATTGATGGAAACACCACACGCAAGAAGAATGGTTACGATGTCCACTTATGAGTATGCTGATTTAATTGACGATCCCGATAAAATCAGATTACTTGTAGATCCTACGAGTTCCTATGCTAGAGCAGCAGCAATGGCCCTCGGGAGGGCAATGGATGACACAGTCATTTCAGCAGCTCTCGGTACTGCTAGTACAGGCAAGACCGGAAGCACATCCACAGCATTACCATCCGGGCAAAAGATCGCTCATGGAAGTGCAGGATTAACTCAGGCTAAACTAGTGTCTGCTAAGAAGATACTAGATCAAAATAGCGTAGACCCTTCAATCCAGAGATACATAGTTGTATCACCTGAGCAGATTGAAGATTTATTAAACATCACCTCTGTTACTTCAGCAGACTTTAATACAGTCAGAGCTTTGGTACAAGGTGAAGTAGATACATTTGTTGGTTTCAAGTTTATCGTAAGTAACAGACTGAACACAGACAGCGATGGTAACAGACAAGTTATCGCTTTTGCTGGAGACGGCATCAAGCTAGCTGTAGGTAAAGATGTTACTGGTCGTATAGACGAAAGATCTGACAAGTCGTATTCAACACAAATCTATTACTGTATGGACATCGGGGCAACTCGTATGGAAGAAGAAAAAGTAGTAGAGATAGCCTGCACAGAATAGGAGGTAAATTATGGCTAATGTAAATCAAACACTAGTTTCTAACTTTGAAGCTAGTCCTATTGTCAAAAGCTCCTCTTCTCAGTTAGGTGGAGTTATGAGAATTGCTCAAGGTACTATTGCTTTAGCAGCAGGGGATTTAAGTGCAACTGATACAGTTATGCTTGCACCTATTCCTACTAATGCTTCTGTTGTTAGTATCAAGCTTTTCAATGACGATCTTGATTCAGGATCAACCAATACTACCGATGTAGGATTGTATAATGCAGACTCAAGCACAGTTACGGCTGTCGATGATGATGCTTATGCTTCAGCGATTACCGATCTAAGAGCTGCTGTTACTACAGGTACAGAGGTTGCTTTTGAAGCAAGAAATATTAACACTATGGGGCAAAAGGTTTGGCAAGATGCTGGCCAGTCATCAGATCCGGGCGGATATTATTATATCGGTCTAAAGTTTGATGCTGCTGGAGATACAGCAGGAGACCTATCTTTTGTTATCACATATATTGTTGATTAATAGGTAACATGAAAGGGGAGTTGCGTTTGCACTTCCCTTTCCTTACAAGGAATTTATTATGGCATCAGAAGTAGATATAGCAAACTCAGCACTTAACATGATAGGTGCATCTAACATTAACTCTTTGACAGAGGATAGTGTTGCGGCAAGAATAGTAAACCAGCGATATACCTTTGTTAGAGATGCGGTGTTTCGTTCTCATCCTTGGAATAGTTTGATAAGGAGAGCAACACTAGCAGAAAACTCTACAGCTCCAACATGGGGCTTTACCAAAGCTTACAATTTACCAACTGATCCTTTTTGTTTGCGTGTATTGCGTATAGAAAATTTAGATATAAACTTTCGAGTAGAAGGCAGAACGATTGTTACAGATGAGACTACTATGAAAATAAAATATGTAGCAAGAATAACCGATCCTAATGAATACGATAGTCTGTTAATGGAATCTATTTCTGCAAGATTAGCAGCAGATATTTGTTACTCTGTAACCAATAGTAATTCTTTAGTGGCTAGTATGTATAATCTATATGAAGCTAAGATCAAAGAAGCAAGATTTGCAGATGCTACAGAAGGTATGCCCGGAGAAAGTCGAGCAGATGTTGGTGTATATCCAGCAGATACTTTTGTCAATTCGAGGTTCTAATGACCTATACAAGTCCTAGATATACAAACTGGACTGCTGGTGAACTGTCAGATAGATTAGATGGTAGAACGGATCTTACAAGATATTTTAACGGAGCAAAGTCTTTAGAAAATTTTATAGTCTATCCTGCTGGTGGTGCGGCAAGGAGACCGGGTACAAAGTTTTTACATGAAGTAAAAGTAAGTGCAAATGCTGCAAGATTAATACCTTTTGAATTTAATACTACAAGTGCCAACACTTACATATTAGAGTTTGGTAATAATTATTTTAGAGTATATCAAGATGGTGGTATCGTAACTGAAACAGGTAAAACTATTTCTGGTGCAACCAAAGCTAATCCTGTTGTTATCACAGCAACCTCACATGGCTTTAGTAATGGCGATCATGTTATTATTGCAAGCGTTGCAGGTATGACAGAACTCAATGGAGTTACAGGAATAGTTGCAAACAAAACGACAAACACTTTTGAACTAACAGATGTTGATGGTACAAATATTAACAGTACAGGATTTACAACTTACACTTCTGGAGGTACAGCAAGTAGAATAGTAGAAGTAACCACAACATATACAACAGGACAATTACCAGAGATTAAGGTAACCCAGTCTGCCGATGTTATGTTTGTAACACACAACGATCATCCCGTTAGAAAGATACAAAGAACAAGCAATACGGACTGGACTATCTCCGATGTCTCCTTTATAAACGGGCCGTACCTTGATGAGAATGCTACTACAACTACTCTTACTCCAAACGGAAGAAGTGGTAGCATTACTCTTACTGCATCGAGTAGCACATTTGTTTCTACCGATGTAGGAAGATTAGTAAAAATATATAATGGGTATGCAAAGATAACAGCGTTTACTTCTGCAACTGTAGTTACTGCAACTGTGCAAACAGATGAGTTAGGAGTAGCAGAGATACTTCCAACTTATGCAAGCAACACTATTAGTTTTGTAGAAGGTGATCCTAGCAGTACAGGATCATCGCACAATGATTTTATACGAGATAGCAACAAACAGTTTGTCATAGAAGGTTTTACCGAAGGTATGACGATTACTGCAAGTGGTGCATCCAATGGTGCAAACAATAGAGACTATGAGATTGTCAAAGTAACAAGTGATGAAATAACTTTAGTGCCAGTTGATGATGTAGTTGCAGAAAGTGCAAGTAATACGATTACACTTGTCGGCAAGCTAAATGCTACTGATGAGTTTTCACTAGGAGCGTTTTCAGAGACTACAGGATTTCCAAGAGCCTGTGCTTTCTATGAACAGCGTTTGGTGTTTGCCGGTACAACTAATCAGCCACAAGCATTGTTCTTTAGTGTTGCAGGTGATTTTGAAAACATGACAGAATCAACTAGCGATAGTTCTGCTATGAACTATACGATTGGTAGTAATCAAGTAAATAGAATATTGTATCTTGCATCATCAAGGAGTTTGATTGTAGGAACGACAGGTGGAGAATTTGTTGTGAGAGCTTCTGGTAATGATGAACCAGTATCACCAACAAACATACAGATAAAACAACAGGCAAGTTATGGTAGTGCTGATATACAACCAGTACAAGCAGGAACCTATACTTTGTTTGTGCAAAGAGCAAAAAGAAAAATAAGAGAACTAGGTTATGTATTTGATACAGATTCTTTTCAGGCAGTAGATCTAACTATTCTTGCAGATCATGTTACAGAAACAGGAGTGTTAGAGCTTGCGTATCAGCAAGAACCTTTCTCTATTGTCTGGGGTACAACAACCGATGGCAGGTTGATTGGTCTTACCTATCGAAGAGAAGAACAAGTGGTGGCATGGCATCAACACAAACTTGGAGGTTCTTTTACAACAGGTGGCGTAACCACTAATCATGGTATTGTAGAAAACATTGCTGTGATACCGGGAGAACTAAACCAAGATAATTTATACATGGTAGTAAAAAGAACTATCAATGGTGCCACCAGAAGATATGTTGAAATATTATCCGATATAGATTTTGGTACAGATATACAAGATGCTATTTTTGTTGATAGCAGTCTTACATATTCAGGATCTAGTACATCAAGTCTATCAGGTCTTGATCATTTAGAAGGGCAAACTGTTTCTATTTTAGAAGAAGGAGCAGCTCATCCAGACAAGACAGTATCAAGCGGAAGTATTGCAACTGATAGAGCAACAACAAAAGCTCAAGTAGGATTAGGTTATACCTCTACTTTAAGAACTGTAAGATTAGAAGCGGGGAGTGCAAGTGGTACAGCTCAAGGCAAAATTAAAAAAATTCATAGTGTTATTGTTCGTTTTTTTCGTACTGTGGGTGCTTCTGTGGGAACTAGTACAGAAAATGTCGACACCATCCCCTTCAGAGACAGTTCCGATCCAACAGACACAGCAGTACCATTATTTACAGGAGACAAGACTATAGAAGCTCAACCCTCTTGGGATACAGAAGGTGCAATCGTAGTGCAGCAGACACAAGCATTACCTATGACGATTGTTGGTATCTATCCAAGAGTAGTAGTACAAGATTTTGATTAATGAGAATAATAAAGTTTATACCAGAACATGCAAAAGAATTAGTAGTAGAAAATAAATTATCTTTTGGCACACAATCACCAGATCATGACTGGGAACACCACATGGAGCGAGCAGCATTGCATGATGCTTGGACAGGTATAGAGAACGGACACATTATCGCAGCAGCAGGTTTTATTCCTATGTGGGATGGTGTTGCAGAATGTTGGTTTATAGGAAGCGATAGAATACAAACAAGAATTAAGTCTGTTGTAAAAACTACAAAAGATATTATGAGCAAGGC